CGCTGATGTTACAGCTGCACTTGCCACTCTGCGCGATATTGTCGCAGGTGACGAATTTACCAGTGTTGTCACTAACTCAAGTAAATTAGCGTAACTTATCATGTCTCATTTGACAGATAAGTTGCTCGAAATACTGAAGTTGGTGTTGTGGGAGAAATTGTTCGGTCGAGCTCCTAAATCTGATAAAGATTCTAGTAGCTCGGATCCAGAAAGAATCCTGGATTATTCCGACGATGACTCACACGAAGACTGGTAGCAACTGTAATTTGGTATGTAACTGATGAGCTAACAGGCGTTTCAACTGCCGTTGGCTTATCAATACCTCAACTCACAGGAGTAAGATCACATGAGTGACTTAACTTATATAGCATATGACGCGAGTCGATACTATATAGAAGACTACGGTAGCGAGCTAGGGGAACACCTTACAAAGAAGCTAATCGGATTTATCCGATCTCGCAATTTGAAGGCCCTAGCCACCTGCGACGTTTTATTTGACCAAGCTTTGCATGGTCGAACTGAAATGCGTCATTTAATGCAGGTTAAGGCATTCTTTTCGAAGAATGCCCTATTCACCAATCCAGCCGTTTGTAAGGACGCAGCAATCTCCAATTTTCACATTGGGGAAAAGTTGTGTCGTATTACTAATAGGCGTCTAGAATTCTACTACTTGCAACGCGAGCGTCTTGCTCCCGATTTGCAATTGTGGATGACTAGAATGGAAAGGTCGATAACTGCACTTCTTGGCGATTTCCGCGAATTTCTGGATGTACTTCCCCAGAACATTCGTCTAACGTCCGGCGCCACTTCTAAAGGTTCCAGGCGTGATTCCCTACCGGTTCTTAAAGTTAATAAGAACCTTGGGAGTACACGTTCTGCTTCTCCATATCTTAAAGCCCTCGCATCCTTTTACGGATATGACGGTTTACTAAGACTGGATACGCATAACTGGAATCGTGTAGAAACAGTTCCTAAGAACTGGAAAACAGATCGAACGATCGCTTGCGAGCCGACGGGAAATATCCCGCTACAGCTCGCGTTTGATACGTATGCCAAACGTCGTTTGAGACGATGGCGTATCGACCTGTCAGACCAGTCTCGAAATCAAGAATTGTCACGGGTTGCGTCTCTCGACGGGACCCTGGCAACCATCGATCTCTCCATGGCTTCGGATACGTTGGCGCGTGCTGCTATCGAATGGCTT